TGTTAATACTTTTGCTGTATTAGCTGATGGATCTATAACTATTAATACTCCTACTTTAGAGGCTAATGTAGAGCTTAATAATGATGGTATAGTTGTAGGTTTAGCTAGTTTCTTAGATATAACAGGTTTTCCTTTATCTGCTAATTTAGGAATAGTTACAACTACATCTGAAAATATAATACCAATTACTGGAGAAGAATTAACAAGTACAGCTAATACAATTACTATAAGTGCTGAACAAATATTATCTATTACTGGTAATGGAGTAACTATAACATCTGCAGATATAGTACCTAATTCTGAAAACTTTATATCTATTCAAGGAAATAGAGCAAATGCTAATGTTACAACACTTAAATTTTGGGATCCAATTAGAGGTAATATTACTGAAACTTGGACTAATATTCACTAGACAAATGGATACAAATATATATTATTTACAATAATTAAAATATGGAGTATAAAAAATTATGCCATCAAGTTATACATCGAGATTAAAATTAGAGAAACAAGCTTCTGGAGAAAACTCAGGAACTTGGGGTAATCTAGTTAATTACGTTTTTAATAGAATTGATTCATCAGTAAAAGGTTATCAATCAGTTGACGTTGCTGGTTCTGCTAACGTTACTTTAACTTCAAATAATTCTACAACTAATACAGACGATTCAGCAACAGACGACCAAGTACATAATGCTGTATTAGAATTTACAGGTGCCCTTACGGGAGACATTCATGTTTTTACTGATGCAGTAGAAACTAAATATACAGTATTTAATAACACTACAGGAAGTCAAACATTAACTTTTGCTCCAACTGGAGGAACTGGTGTAGTCCTTAAACAAGGTGCTAAAACATTAGTTTATACTGATGGAACTACTATGGTTGATGTAATGGCTGATCTTGGTGATATTAATGTAACTGGTATAGCAAATACTGGTTCGTCTACCTATTTTAGTTTACCATCAGCTGATGGTACAAGTGGGCAGGCTTTAACAACTGATGGTGCAGGGCAATTATCTTTTGCAACTGCTGGTATTACTACTGGCAAAGCAATTGCTATGGCTATCGTATTTGGATAATTAGGAGGAAAATATGGCAAACCCAAATATAGTAAATGTCGCAACCATTAATGGTAAGACAGACGTATTTGCTTTAACAACCACTGAAACAAGTTTAGTTACAGCAACAGCAAATACAGTTTTTAAAATAAATTCAATTTTAGTTTCAAACATCGATGGTTCAAATGCTGCTGATGTTACAATTAAATATAATGACGGATCTAATGATAGAGCTATTGCAAGTACAATTTCTGTACCTGCCGATGCAACTTTAGAAGTTATAAATAAAAATAATGGTTTTTATTTAGAAGAAAGTGAAATTATTAAAGGAACAGCATCTGCTAATAGTGATCTAGAGTGTTTAATTTCGTATGAAATAATTTCAGACTAGGAGGTTTTATAAGCTATGGCTAATGGCGGAATTATAGGACCAGCAAATGATCCAGTTATTAATGATCTAGTAACTGTTGCTACTTCTTCACAACCTTCTTTTGCAGTTAATCCTGCAACAACAAGTGTAGGTTTATTAGTTGTAGCTGGAGGTGGAAACTCAAATCCAGGAGGACAAGCTGGAGCAGGAGGTGCTGGTGGTTACAGATATTTTTCAAGTGTACCAGTCACTCCAGGAGGTCCTTATCCATTAACTGTTGGAGGTGCTTCATCTTCAAGTAGTGCAATGGGATACTCTTCATCAGGAGGTGGAAATGGAGTAGCACCAAGAGGAACTTCACCAGGAGAACCGGGAGGTTCAGGTGGTGGATGTGCTGACTTTTTTCCAGGTGGAGGAGGTTCTGGGGGATCAGGAAATGTTGGAGCATATAGTCCACCAGAAGGAAATCCAGGTTCAGGAGCTTCACCAAGTGCAAATAATGGAGAAACACCGGGAGCAGGAGGAGGATCTTCAAGTGCTGGATCTATAGGCACTAATCCATCAACTGGACCTTATACAGCTATTGGAGGAGAAGGAACTCCTAATTCAATTACAGGAACAGATTTATGGTATGCAACTGGAGGATTTTATCCAAAAGGACCAGCACCGTCACCAGCAGCTCAAGCGCAAGGCTATCCATCAAACGCAGAACCAAGTGCAGCAAACACTGGTAATGGAGCTCAAGGAGAAGGGCCTGTAGCAGGTGGATCTGGAGTAGTTGTTGTATCTGAACCAGGAGTAGGACCATTTATAGCTTCAGGAGTATGGGGTTTATCAGAACAATTTGCAGCAAAAAAAGCGGGGAACTGGAAATAATATGGCACATTTTGCAGAAATGAAATCAAGTGATAATAAAATTTTAAGAGTAGTTGTAATCTCTGATCAAGATGTAAATAATAATGGTGGAGAATTATCTACTGCTGCTGAGACATGGGTTGCAAATAATATAGATCCATGTCCTTTAATTAGAGAAAAACAAGGCGGAACTTATCCATCAACTTATTGGAAACAAACTTCTTACAATAATAATTTTAGAGGAAAATTTGCAAGAGTAGGTGGAACTTATGATTCTGTTAATGATGTATTTGTAGAGATACAACCATTTCCATCTTGGATATTACAAGAAGATAAATGCCAATGGAAAGCACCTATAGATAAACCAGATAATACTGGATATTCAACTTGTATTTGGTATGAAGAAGATCAAAAATGGAAAGCTACAAAAAATGGTGTTTTATATGAACACGACGGTACTTCTTGGAATGAGGTAACAGAATAATGGCACATTTTGCAAAATTAGATGAAAATAATATAGTTACAGAAGTAATTACTTTTTCTAATGATGAATTAAATGCTAATGGTGGAGATTTATCTGTTGAAGCAGAAAATTTTGTATCAGCTAGACATGGTGGAACTTGGAAACAAACTTCTTATAATGGTAATTTTAGAAAACAATATGCAGGTATAGGATGGAATTATGATATAGCTAAAGATAAATTTATATCTCCTCAACCTTATTCGTCATGGTCTTTAGATTCAAATGATGATTGGCAAGCACCTATAACAGAACCAGATACAAAAGTTTTTGATGTTAATACAAATATTTATTTTTATAAATGGAAAGAATCAACTCAAGAATGGATTGGAATATTATCTACAAGATACTTTACATGGGACTCAAATTCTTTAATATGGGTTGAAAACGGATTAGAGGAGGATTGGATATAATGGCGGGTTCAGGCGGAATTATTGGAGTACCAGTTACTCCTACACAAGAAGATTTATTAGAAGCATTTACATCACCAGGAACTTTTACAAGCCCTGTTGGAGCAACTACCGGAGATTTATTAATTGTAGCCGGTGGTGGTGGTTCAGGAGGAGCCGGAGGAGGAGGAGGAGCCGGAGGTTATCGACTTCTTACTAGTCAACCTTTACCAGCTAGTCCTGTTGCTATTACTGTAGGTGCTGGTGGTGCTGGTGGTGCTACTGCACCCGCACAAGGTAGTAATGGAAGTCCTTCTTCTTTTGGAGGTATAGCAGCATCAGGTGGCGGAGGTGGTTATCAATTATTAGCTCCTCCTGGAACAGGAAATCCAGGTGGTTCTGGTGGAGGAGGTTCTGGAAATAATCCTACATCTACATCTCCAGGTGCATCAGGAAATAGTGGTGGGTATACTCCACCTGAAGGAAACCCTGGTGGCCCTAGTGGAACTGATGCAGCAACTTATACTAATGGTGGTTCTGGTGGTGGAGCAACTGCAGCTGGAACAGGTGGAAGCCCAGGTGCTACTATGATTGGAGGAGCTGGAGCAGATGTTCAACCTACTATGGGACCCGCTGCAAGTTATCCAAGTTTTTATCCACCTTACCCTGCACCTCGTGCACCTGAAGTAGGTTATTTTTCTGGCGGCGGAGGCGGAAGACATGAAAGTGCAACTCCAACTAACTGTCAAGGAGGTGTTGGTGGAGGTGGAGTGGGTAATTTTCCAGCTACTCCAGGTGCAGATTCTATACATACTGGAATTGCAAACACTGGTGGTGGAGGTGGATCAGGTACTTCACCTGCAAGTAATGGAGGATCTGGTTTCGTAGGAGTTAAAATTCCTAATGCTGGACCATTTGTAGCTTCTGGTAGATGGACTTTAAGAGATGCTTATCAATACAAAAAAGCTAATAACTGGCCTTCATAATACTAGACATTAAATATTATTTACAGTATTTAGATATAGAAAGTTATTTTTAATGAATTTAAAAGATTACTATTGGTATTTTGATAGCGTTTTATCTCATAAATTTTGTGATGAACTTATTAAATATGGAAATACAAAAAAAGAAGAATTAGGTCTAATAGGTGGAATTTCTAAAAAAGCAGAAAAAGGAAAACCTTTAGAAGACAAAGATATTAAAGATTTAAAACAAAAAAGAGATTCAAATATAGTGTGGTTATCTGAACCATGGATTTATAAAGAAATACATCCGTACATTCATACAGCCAATAGAAACTCAGGATGGAATTTTGAATGGGATTTTTCAGAAGCATGTCAATTTACAAAATATAAACTTAATCAATATTATGATTGGCATTGTGATAGTTGGATGGAACCTTATGGAAAAGATAAAGATATTAATTATCAAGGGAAAATTAGAAAACTATCAGTGACATGTCAACTTACTGATGACTCTGAATATGAAGGAGGAGAATTAGAATTTCAATATAGAAATAAAGATAATCCAAATGAAGTTATATTATGTGATCATGCTAGAAAAAAAGGATCTATTATTGTTTTTCCTAGTTTTATATGGCATAGAGTTAAACCAGTAACAAAAGGAACAAGATACTCACTTGTAATTTGGAATTTAGGAAAACCATTTAAATAATATGTCATTTAAAAATAATAAATATACTTTAATTAAAAAAGCTATTTCAAAAGAAAAAGCTGATTTTATATACAAATATTTTTTACTTAAAAGAAAGGTAGCCAAAACACTTTTTGATATTAATTATATTTCACCTTTTACAGAATATTTAGGAGTTTGGAATGATAAGCAAGTACCAGAAACTTATTCTCATTATTCAGATATTGCAATGGAAATTCTTTTAGAAGAATTATTACCATTAATGAAAAAAGAAACTAATCTTAATTTAATACCAACATATTCTTATGCTCGAATATACAAAAAAGGAGATGTTTTAAAAAGACATAAAGATAGACCTAGTTGTGAAATATCTACAACATTAAATCTTGGTGGTGATCCTTGGCCTATTTATTTAAGTCCTAATGAAAATGTAGGTATACCAGAAAGTGATGGAGGAGAAAAAGGAATAACTGTGTCAAGTAATGCTAAAGGAATAAAAGTCGATTTAGAACCAGGAGATATGTTAGTTTATTCTGGTTGTATTTTAGAACATTGGCGAGAAGAATTTAAAGGTGAAAATTGTGGACAAGTTTTTTTACATTATAATAATGTTGATACACAAGGTGATAAAAACATATATGATGGAAGAATACATTTAGGATTACCTGCTAGTCTTAAAAAATAATTTTTATGTAATGAAAGCAATATGTTTGAAATAATAGAATTTCAATCTAAATGGAAAACTCTTTTGGGTTTAAATAAAGCTATTTGGATGTGGAAAGATAATATTAAAGATTTAGATTTGAATAAAACTAAACAATTTTTATTAGAAAAAGAAAAAGAAATTTTAAAACTACCTGCAGAACATGATGGTTTAGCTAGAAATTTAAAAGGGGTTACTGCAAGAGCAAATCAATTTAATTTATTGAATTTTAATAATGAACATACAAATAAAATAAAAAAATTTATACAAGAAAATGTAAAAGGATTATGTAATAGATTAAATATTCCTCTAGGAAATTTTTATATTATGTGTTGGTATAATGTATTAAGAAAAGATGAGATTATACATAAACATGTACATTATCCATTACTAACTGCTGAAGAATCATTTATTAGTGGTCATTTATGTATAAGTGCTAATAATACCTATACTTATTATAACAGTATTTGTAACCAACCTATGACTAAAGTTAAAAATGAACCTGGTCTTTTAAATTTTTTTCCTGGATATTTACCTCATTTTACAGATCCTCATATTGGAGAAGATGTTAGAATAACTATTGCGATGGATATTTATTATGAAAAAAAATTTGCTAATCCTAAATTTCTAAAAAATAAAATTGTAATACCTTTATTTGATTAATGAAACATTTTTATCAAAACATTCAAGGTTGGTTTGATTTTCAAAATCTTTATAAAGAAATGGTATCAATTCACAATAATGCTAAATTTGTTGAAGTCGGAGTTTGGCGAGGTAAATCTACTTGTTTTTTAGCTGTTGAAATTATTAATCAAAATAAAAAAATAACATTAGATACGATTGATAGCTATGAACATTTAACAGAAGAATATTCTTACAATAAAAATGTACCTAAAGAATTTCAAGAAAATATTAAATCTTTTAAATTTATTAACTCTATAAATAAAGATAGTATAGAAGCTTCTAAATTATATGATAATGGATCAATAGATTTTATATTTTTTGATAGTGAACATACAGAAGAATACGCAACTAA